TGACAAGATGGAAGGTGTAGATGAAAACCTTGTAGCTGTAGTTAAACGGGCTATTGAACTTACGAAGATAGACTTCGGAGTTATCTACGGTATGCGTACTGAAGAAGAGCAAAAGAAACTTGTAGCGGCAGGCAAATCACAAACCATGAAATCAAAACACCTTGTAGGTAGGGCAGTTGACCTAATGGCTTATGTGGACGGTAAGGGTTGCTGGGAATTAAATGTATATGACGATCTGTGTGACGCAATGAAAGCTGCAGCTAAGGAACTTGGTGTAGCAATTAAGTGGGGCGCAGCATGGTCAGAGGGTGACATTCGCACATACGAAGGTACAGCTGAAGACGCAATGATGAAGTACATTGATCTTCGCCGCAGTGAGGGTCGCAGACCATTCATTGATGGCCCACACTTTGAATTGATGTAATAGAGGAAGTATTATGGCACGTGAGTTAACAGAACGCCAACAAAAGTTTTTAGCAGTCCTTATGGATGAAGCAGCTGGAGACATTTCTACTGCTAAGATTATGGCGGGTTACTCCGCTAATACGTCTAACCTTGAAGTTACCAATAGTCTCAAAGAAGAGATCATTGATGTGACACACAGTTACCTAGCACGTAATGTGCCTAAAGCTGCAATGGCTATGGTACAGGCTTTGTACGACCCAACGGAACTTGGCATTCGTGATAAGATGGCAGCAGCTAAAGAACTGCTAGATCGTACCGGCCTCGTTAAAACTGAGAAGGTACAGATAGAAGCTAAGGGCGGTGTAATGCTTATGCCAGCCAAGAACCCAACAGAAGAAGATGAATGTACCTGTGGAAAAAGTATGCGTGCCTGTACTTGCGATGACTAAATCCGTAGGTACATGGAAGTTACCACAGCCGACAGACTTAAAAGAAGACAACGTATGGGTTCCAATCCCACGTGTAGCAAGAACAATTCCATATGGGTACGAAATAGACCCAGAAGATAACGGAATACTCTTGCCAATTAGCCACGAACTTGATATGCTTGAACAAGCACAGAAATACATTAAACAGTATTCGTATCGGGAAGTAGCGAACTGGCTTACCAGAAATACAGGTAGGTCAATATCACACGTAGGATTAAGGAAACGGTTAGACAATGAGCGACAAAGAAAAAACAAAGCTGGAAGCTTACGCCGATGGGCAGAGTATGCCAAAAAGGCAATCGCCAAGGCGGAAGAAATCGAGCGCACAAGGATCGGTGCGAAAGAAAACAACGACAGCAGCACAGAAGAAAAAGAAGACAGAGCAGCCTAGTCACACAGTAATCTTAGATCAGTTCACAGATAAGATCGAAGAAGACCATAACATTATATTTAAACCTAATGTTGGGCCACAGACTGACTTCCTTGCAGCAAGTGAGCGTGAGGTGCTATATGGAGGCTCTGCAGGGGGTGGTAAGAGCTACGCTATGTTGGCTGACCCTTTACGCTTTATGGACGTTCCAGCCTTCACTGGTGTCCTCCTACGGCATACTACGGAAGAACTTAGGGAACTCATTACTAAGTCGCAAGAATTATACCCTAAGATTTGGCCCGGTATTAAGTGGTCAGAGCGTAAGATGACATGGACTGCACCTTCTGGTGCTACACTGTGGTTAAGCTACCTAGACAAAGACCAAGACGTTACACGATACCAAGGTTTAGCATTTAGCTGGATAGGATTTGATGAGTTAACTCAATGGGCTACACCCTTCGCTTGGAACTATATGCGCTCAAGGTTACGTACAGCTGACCCTTCACTACCTCTCTCAATGAGAGCTACTACTAACCCCGGCGGCAGAGGACATCATTGGGTTAAGAAGATGTTTATTGATCCTGCACCTGCAGGTAAGTCCTTTGTAGCTACTGATATTGACTCAGGTGAAGACTTAAAGTACCCAGCGGGTCACGCTAAAGCAGGTAAGCCCCTATTCAAACGTAGATTTATACCTGCACGATTAAGAGATAATCCATACCTAGCTGAACAAGGTGACTACGAAGCAATGCTTTTGTCACTACCTGAACAACAGCGCAGGCAGTTACTTGACGGTGATTGGGACATTAAAGAAGGCGCAGCCTTTACAGAGTTTGACAGACATATACATGTAGTTGAGCCGTTTGACATACCAAGTAACTGGATTAAGTTTAGGTCATGTGACTACGGATACGGAAGTGCTTCTGGCGTAGTATGGTTTGCAGTTTCCCCAAGTGAACAGTTAATTGTTTATCGGGAGTTATACGTAACTAAAGTACTTGCTACAGACTTAGCTAGTATGGTTTTAGATGCAGAAGCAGGTGACGGTAGTATTAGATACGGTGTACTCGACAGTTCTTTGTGGCACAAACGTGGTGACACTGGACCTTCACTAGCAGAGCAAATGATACAGAAGGGTTGTCGTTGGCGTCCATCAGATCGTTCTAAAGGTTCACGTGTAGCAGGTAAGAACGAAATACACAGACGTTTACAGGTAGATGAGTTTACAGAAGAACCACGGCTTATCTTTTTTAACACATGTACTAACATGATTTCACAGTTACCTGCACTACCAATAGATAAAAGAAATCCAGAAGATATTGACACACACTCAGAAGACCACTTGTATGATGCTTTAAGGTATGGTATCATGTCAAGACCAAGATTTAGTGTGTTTGATTTTGATACGCAAAGCAGTCATTCCGGTGGTATGCGAGTAGCAGATGCTACCTTTGGTTATTAAGGAAAGTTAAATGGCAGAAGAAAACGAAGGTTTTATTGAGGACGAATCTATCGCTTTAGAAGATAGTGATAACTCTACTATAGACGATGCAGACTCAAATAAAATCATTCCTTTCATTATGGAAAAGTACAATCGTGCAGATGATTATCGTCAGCAAGATGAAGAGCGTTGGCTACGGGCGTATCGTAACTACCGTGGTTTGTACAGTCCTGACGTTCAATTTACAGAAGCTGAAAAGTCTCGTGTATTTATTAAAGTAACTAAAACTAAAACACTTGCTGCCTATGGGCAGATTGTTGACGTTCTATTTGCAGCACAAAAGTTTCCTTTGACGGTAGACCCTACCGAACTTCCAGAGGGTGTAGTTGCTGACGTAAGCTTTGACCCTGCAGAACCTGAGCAAATACGTGAATCGGGTATGGATGAACTTGTAAATCCTTATGGGTACAAGGGGGACGGTAAAGATTTACCAGCTGGAGCTACCGCTAAAACACTGGCAGAAAGCTTAGGTCCACTTAAAGATAAGTTTGAAGGCATTGAAGGTGTTCGTGAAGGCGTAGGTAAAACCCCTACTGCAATTACATTTAGTCCTGCACTTGTTGCAGCTAAGATGATGCAAAAGAAGATACACGATCAGTTAGAAGAATCAAGTGCAAGTAAGCACCTACGTAGTACCGCCTTTGAGATGGCACTATTTGGTACTGGCGTAATGAAGGGTCCATTTGCCGTAGACAAAGAGTACCCTAACTGGGATGAAGACGGTGAGTATTCACCTACTATTAAAACTATCCCACAGGTATCACATGTATCTGTATGGAACTTCTATCCTGACCCAGACGCTAACAACATGGACGAAGCTCAGTTTGTTATTGAGCGCCATAAGATGTCCCGTACACAGTTGCGTGGATTGAAACGGCGTCCATTCTTTCGTTCTAATGTAATTGACGAAGCTATTAAGCTTGGTGAAAACTACAGTAAAGAACATTGGGAAGACGATCTATCGGATTACGCACCAGAGCACGGTATTGAAAGATATGAAGTACTAGAGTACTGGGGTACTGTAGATGTAGAGATGCTTTTAGACCAAGGTGTAGATATACCTAGTGAACTATCTGATCTTGATGAACTACAAGCTAACGTATGGATTTGTAACGGCAAGCTATTGCGTATGGTTATGAACCCGTTTAAGCCTGCAAATATTCCTTACATGGCTGCACCCTATGAGCTTAATCCATATAGCTTCTTTGGTGTAGGTATTGCTGAGAACATGGACGATACTCAAACACTGATGAATGGTTTCATGCGTATGGCTGTAGATAATGCCGTACTATCAGGTAACTTAATTCTTGAGGTAGACGAAACTAACTTAGTACCGGGCCAAGACTTGTCTGTGTATCCCGGCAAGGTGTTTAGACGCCAAGGTGGAGCACCGGGACAGGCTATCTTTGGTACGTCTTTTCCTAACGTGTCACAGGAAAACTTACAGTTGTTTGACAAGGCTAGAGTACTTGCAGATGAAAGCACAGGCTTTCCTTCCTTTGCTCATGGGCAAACTGGTGTATCAGGAGTAGGCCGTACAGCTTCAGGTATTAGTATGCTTATGGGTGCTGCACAAGGTGGCATCAAAGGTGTAATTAAAAACGTAGACGATTATCTACTCCGTCCTCTAGGTGAGGGCTTATTTAGATTCAACATGCAGTTTGACTTTGACCCTAAGATTAAGGGTGACTTAGAAGTTAAAGCTCGTGGTACTGAAAGTCTTATGGCTAATGAAGTACGTAGTCAAAGATTAATGCAATTTTTACAGACTGCATCCAATCCAGCACTTGCACCTTTCGCAAAATTCCAGTATATTATACGGGAGATTGCAAAGTCTCTGGAACTTGACCCTGATAAAGTAACCAATAACATGGACGAAGCTGCAATACAAGCTGAACTCATGAAGGGTTTCCAAGAGCCAACTCCAGCGCAAGGAGCACCAGCGGGTGCAGACGCAATGGACCCATCAGGAGCAGGCGGCGGTAACATAGGCACAGGCCAAGTACCACTACCTCAAGAACAAGGATTTAGTGGTAATGCAGAACAAGGAGCACCTCCAGAAGCTCAAGCCAATGGTCAACAACAGTAAGCAGTGGGATCAGTTTAGCGAGTACTTAGATTTTTTAGTAGATTCACAGCATCGTGTTATGGAACAAACAGAAGACGCTACCATACTATATAGATCACAAGGTGCGATTTTTCAGTTACGCAGGTTAAAGTTACTGCGTGATGAAGTACAAAAAACCAAATAGAGGAATTAACTTATGATGAATCGGCAAATGGAATTATTTAAAGATGGTGGCCTTAAAGATGAAGGCGGCATGATAGATGAAGTGTCTGGCAACGAAGTACCCATTGGTGGTACTAAAAAAGGTGTTCGTGATGACATTGCCGCTAACGTAAGTGAGGGTGAATTTGTTATGCCTGCAGACGTAGTTCGCTACCACGGTTTAGATAAGATGATGCAGATACGTCAAGACGCTAAGATGGGGTTAAAACAAATGGAAGCTATGGGACAGATGGGTAATAGCGAGGAAGCTACTATCCCAGATGACATGCCGTTTGGAATGGCTGACCTTATAGTTGTAGGTGCTGGTGATGAACCTATGGAGTTTGCTGATGGTGGTTTTGTACCTTCCTATGCTCCCGGTGGAACAGTAAAACTAACCGATAATGCTAGTAAGTACGAAGAAGACAGTAGTGCTCCTACATCTTCCTTTAAGGAACTTATGGGTGACGCTTATGCTGAAGTAGTTATGTATATAAATGCTGCAGGTGATATGCTTGCAGTACCGTACATTAATGGCTCACCCGTTTACCCTGTTCCAGATGGTTACACGATATACGATCCTTCTACGCAGCCGGAAGCACCTACAGAAGTACAAGGTGCTGCTATTGCTGCTGTTGCAAATGCTAATGCCGTTATACGTAATAATGATGATCGTGATAGGCAACAACAACCCCCACCAAAACCACCCGTTAAGTGGCAAGAAATATCTACAGACGAGTTTATAGCAGAAGCTGGTAAAATGGTAGGTATAGGCCGTACCGTTATGAATGTAGCTATGATGTTTATGGGTCCACTGTCGTTGCTTGGTAAAGGAATGATGGCTATAAACGATAGAAGTGTAGCCAAAGAAATTGCACAGAGGATAAAGTCCGGTGAATTTTCTGCAGCACAATTAGAAACACTTAATGGCATAACTGGAAAGTTGTCTGGTAGTGGCGGTATAATGGGTAAAGTACTAGGTGGTATAATTGATACTGTTGGTAACTTATTTGGCGCATCTAAAGAAGAAAAAGAAGTAGTCGCTAAAGTAGAAAATGTTATAACCAAAGTAAAACAACCTATTAATATAAGGCCAAAGTCACGTAGTCTTGTAGTGTCACAAGAATTTCAAGATGCACTAAACGAATTACAGGCTGAACAAGCAAGACGGGGCGTTGGAAGTATTGACAATGCTGCAGGTCAATCCTTTAGAAATCGAACAGTCGGCCCCGCAGGACAAAATGCAGTTAGAACTACTACAACGGGTGGAAGTAACGTATCCGGTAGCGGTACAAGTCAAGCACAGTTAGAAGAAACTACATTAGGAATTGATCCAGATAGTAGTATGGCTACAGTGTCAGGACAAGTTCCCACAACAACAACAGATATGACAGGTGCTCCCGGTTTTAGGGACGGTGTAACTAAAACTTCTGCAAATCTAACAGATAGCGGTAGACCTATAGGTGCTATCTATAAAGACTCTGCTACTACATCTACAGCTGGGTCTACATACGATAACATACCTATAGCGGTTACTC